ATTAGCAGGTGTTGGTTCATTAACCCCCAAATTATAATCATCCACATCCCACACTGCAGGTATATCAAAAACAGGGGTAATAATTTCCATAGTTTGCCCATCAGGAAGTGGATTAGTTAATGTAAATTCCCATATAGGATCATTACTACTTAAAGTCCAAGCCATATATAAGGTACCCCCATTGTAGGGAACCCCACTATTATTTTGAATATCAAATTGAAATCTAACACCGGGTTCGTTGTCTATTACTTCAACAGAACCCGGAACTATTATTACATCACACTGACCCCATCCCACAATTCCAGTTAGTATTAAGAGTAAGGTAAGTAAGTGTTTCATTTCTCTAGGTAGGGTTTTAAACTAACTTGTAAAACAAAAACAGAATCCATATTTGGACCTTCTGGTTTATATAAGACATATTCATATCTGTCTAGGCCATCAAAAGGTTCGTTTAATTTAATGGTGGCTCTCCAAACCTCAACTGGGTAATCTCCATCCCAATCTAAAGGGATGGCTGGTAGGTAGAAGTAGTCTTGGGGGTTTTCTACTATTTTTTGTGGAGTTATGCAAGCTGTAAGGAAGAGTAAAGGAAATAAGAGTTTTTTCATTTTGGTATGGTTTTATATATATTGAAACCTGTTGGGGTGGTTTCCTTTATTATATATAAAACGTTTTGTTGTAACTCTTCAAATGAGACGTTTTGGCCGGTTATGGTAAAATATTCGGTTTTAAGTATTATTTCTGTAGGGGTAAATTCAGATATAGAAGAAATGAGCCCACATTCTTCACAGAATAAATAACTTACCCCATAATAAGTAGCATTAGAGTAAGTTCCTGTAAGGCATCTAGAGTCATTATTCTCTTGATATGAGAAAATATGGCTGATGTTTGAACTTATGCCGTTTACGTTAGTTACCCTAACTTCAAACTCAGTTTCAACATCATTCCATGCATCAATACAATATCCAAAAGGATATATTAGTCGTGAAGATCCCGGTTCTAGTGGAGGATCAAATGGGTAAATTCCACCATGAGCCGGAGTGGCTGTTGGTTGGAGCCTTCTTAATTGGATTTGAACCTGATTGATAGAGGAATCTGAGGTGTTGTGTACCTGAAATCCTGCTTCTAGCCCAGGGTTATGGGAGATGTAGAAGGTAGAGAGAAAGTCTATTTGGGAAGAAGCATTTGAAATGCTTAATATTAACCCAATAATTAAAATTAACTGTTTCATAGGAGCCTAGTTGTTGTGTGTGGGTATAAATATAAGAAAGGGGCACGTTAATGTGCCCCTTCCAAATTCCCATGTTACGTTAACTCAAACCCCTCTTTCAGTATCGTATGCTATAATGTGTTCTCTACCTGTAAAGTTGTATCCTCTTTCAGTACACATTTCGATTACTTTAGGGTACATTTCAACTAAAGTACTTCGAGTATCTCCAGCTGGCATGACCCATGTTTTGTTTTTAGGTATGTTTAGTTTAACTCTGAAGTCTTCAATTTCGTTTAGTGTTTCTTCTGTACCATCCCATACTGGTTTGTAGTGGTAGTCATTATGGTAGTTGATCATTTTTTCGATCGCTTCATAATTGAGTCTAAGACGGTTGTGAGTTTCGACAAATTTTTCATCAACCACTTTTCCACCGGGCGTAGTGATTCCAACACGAGGGACAGAGTTAGTAAACTTAGGGCTAAGGGATATGAGACCAATTGGATAATCAGTCTGTATAAAGTGTGATCCCTCAGTTTCGATCGTAATTGTGATGTTTCTTTCATTGGCAAAGTGAGTTAACTCATTAACAAGAGCAGCATGCATAGTTGGTGAACCTCCAGTCAACATCATTTCTGAGATGTGGGGGTTCTGGTCATACATAACTACAATATCGTTAAAGTTAAATTTGCCTTTTTCTGGGTGTATGCTGGTGTACCAGCTATCGCACCACCCACCTTCTCCAAACCAGCATCTGTGGGTACAGCCTGTGGTTCTAATTGCTATAGTAGGCATACCCTGCCTGCTGCCTTCTGACTGCACGCAAGGGTATATCTCTACTACAGGGAGTATTTTATTGTAATCTTCGATTCGTTTATTCTGCATAGATTGCGCTGTTTTTTCCATGTTCCATAAACTCTACTTTAATAACCTTTACTCTACCTTCAGTTTCTTCGCGAATAAATGTGTTGAGTTTATGATAAATATATTCAGCGAATTTTTCAGCACCAACTGCTGGGATGATTCTAACTTGAGCTAGTCCATGAGCATCAAGTGCTTTCCATCCTTCCGCGTATGGATCGTCTTCAGCTACAATTACAGTATGGTCAAACATATAATCCATCCATGCTTTGGGATTCATCCCATCAATGGTTCCTTTAGCACGCTTCATACCTCCAAAATCCCATACCCAGTTTTTTTCGTCTAGATCACCCTGGAACCATACTTTGAAGCTTACTCCATAACCATGGAGGAATCTACAGTGTGTGCCTTCTGCTTTCCATTGGCGGAACACACAGCTAAAACCATCAAATACTTTTGTTGAAATAAACATATTAATTATTATTTAAGATTCCTTGAACATATTCTCGTACAACTGGCCAATCGACAGGTCCTGATTCATCAGCATATTGTACTGGATCAGGTCTTCCCAGTTTGATAAAAGCTTCAACCCTTTCCACTGATGAAGCAGATTTATAATCGCTGTACCAAGTACCATCAATATTAATGGGCTTGTAACTAGTATTTGTGAGGCTATAAACGTTGTCGAAGTCAAGTCCCAATTGTCCCACGCAAAGAAGTCCGTCATTGAGTATATCAAACTTATCCCCTGACAAGTAAGGGGTATAATAGTGAACGCGCTCAGAGTCCCAATTACCTTCCAAAAAGGCAATATAATCAGCGTCCCTGAATTTTTGTCTACAATCAGGGTAAATTGCGTGATCACCTGCGTGAATACCCATAGCGATATGAACCTCTGTATCTTTTTCATTTGCAATGCTTAATGCGACAGCCTGGATAATTGATGAGAATATTTTGTTGCGGTTTGGTACAACTGTTTCCTTCATGTTTTCTTGTTCATAGTGTCCTTCAGGTACTTCATCTCCACCTTCTACAAGGGCACTATTAAGCATAGGAGCAAGGCCGTCTAGTTTAATTACTCCATACTTTACATCTTGTCCGTTATCATTTAGATAATTGACTAATGATTGGGCTCGTTCAAGTTCAACTCGGTGTTTTTGTCCGTAATCAAAAGACAGTGCTGTCACTTCATAGCCATTGGCGAGTAGATGAAGCAACAATGTGGAGCTGTCCATACCTCCACTTAGTGACAATACTGCTTGTTTTTTCATTTTATATTATTAATTATTTTAAAGGTCTCTGTATTCCATTCTATTGTTTCATAGACACCTGAATCGAAATCGGCATCTATAACTTGGTCAATCTTGGTTGTAGGTTTTTTATCTAACCCCCAGTGCTCATAAGTAGTTCCATCAAATGCTGCCATAATTGGGTTAGATGTATCTATAGTTTTAATTTGTTTAATCTCATTATAATATAAGAACTCTTGTGGGAGAGAACAACCTAAAAGGTGAATTTCGTCTGTTTCTCCTATAAGTCCCATATCAATCATTTTGCTAATTACCAATTGACGTCCCATAGCTTTTCCAATGTCTTTATTGGGATGTGGGAACATTTGGTTATAGTAGCTAGCTCCATAGCTAAACGCAATCTTGGTGTACCCAAGCCACTTGTATGTCTGGTAGCATTTAACGATTTCACCAAATGTTTTTCCTTGCACTACAGCTACTTTTCTAACTCTCTCTGGGAGTTCAATGAAGCTCCATTCTTTAGCATTGCGCATAGATTTGATAGCGTCTTCCCATTCATCAGGTACAATGAATTCGTCTGGTTTGATATCTTCAATTATTGAGAGCAGTCTACCTTTTGAATATGGAACTCCAAGTTCGTGGAGTGAATTGTCCATTACCACATACCTACCTTTGTATGTTTTGAAGAATTCTCTGTATTCAGTATATTCATCATAAAGGTGAGGGAGTAGGTAATCGTAATCGTTAAATTTAAGGCTAGCCTCTAAATAGGCAATTGGTACTTCGTGTGATACTTTCATTAAAATGGTGCGTTTGGGTCGTTTACTTTGATTTTAGGTGGTCTACCTCTACGAGGTTTATTGGTTACTACATTGTATTTGGGATATCTTAATTCGCAGTGAATATAAAACTCTTTTACATCACCATCAAACATATCTAATTCTCTCTCATAATCTTCTTGTGTCATTTGGAATGTAGCAAGGAAATCCTTTTGCAATTGGGCAAGATTTTCTTCCTCATGCTTTTCGTGGTCCTTAACAAGGCGATGGTAGCGGGCAATATCCATTCGAGTTTCATCAATCACACGGCGTCTATCACCTGCAAATTGCTGTTCTTTCTGTTGAATTTCCCACTCACAATATTTGATTTGCCAGAAGTATGGGCTTGAATCATAATCGCCATTTACAATCTTATCCCACAAGGGTTGATATTTGTGGAGTGTTGGGTTTTTAGGAGACCACCTTCTCCACCAAAAGAACTGATTGTAGTTGAGTGGTTTCAACTTGGACAAATTCTTTTCTATAACCTCAATTGAATGATTCATATGGTAAATATAAAAAGAGGTTTGGCAAAAGCCAAACCTCCTTTAAATAAATTAAAATAAAAGTTAATGTTTATGTCTGTCTACCTTGCCTAAGATTTTATTTAACACTTCTCCGGGTACAAAACCCAATAATGAAGCATTTTTAAGGATACTAGTGATTTGGAATAAAAGAAAAGGGATTACTATAGTTTCGCTTAACCAGAATGTTTCTGGGAAGCCTATTTCAACACTTAATAGTGCTGTTAGAAGCATAATCCAAAAGAAGAGAGATTTAAGAACCTTCAATGCTTTGAAAGTCTTAAATCCCTCACGTTTTGTTCCGGCCCACATACCGAAAAATCCATCTACAAATAGAACTGATACGAGTGCTAAGTATTGCTCTACGTTATCTAAAGTTAGGTTTGCAAAGTAAGAACAAATAAAAGTAACAGTTGTAGAGATGGATAAAAGAAGTATTGTTAAAATGTTTGTTTTCATGTAGATAATAAAGTTAGAGAGTTTCGATTTCCCGATTGAAATAACCTTATTATCCACACCCTTCATCTTAAATATACTTTTACGCCTCAGCGTTGTTTTCTTCTACAACTTCTTCCTCAGCAGCAGTGTTTTTGTCAACGATAGACCAAACACCACCTACTAGAGTCAATACTGCTCCAGACAATTCTTGAAGCACACTTTCATCGATTAGTCCTTTGGTGATTAAGAGACCACCTAAAAAAGTTAAAGTGTGTCTAATAATACCTAATACTTGTTCTTTTTTCATGATATATTGTTTTTGGTTATTTATAAATATTTACATCTTTATCAAGGTGTCTGGGAGGAATTTGATGAATTCTAGTCCATCGATTTTTCTACCAGGATCACCTTCATCAGATCGCAACATTGTTTTCTTGAAAAATTCAAGAGTTTTTTCAGGACTTTCCATAGGGATGAATTTTATAGTGATAAAGTGTTCTTCCTTTCCGTCTGTCCTGTTTTTGTTTTTTTCATCGTAGGATTCAGGAGTAATATTGTTTACAATAGTTACTTTCCTTGTAGCTCTTATCTCGTCAATAATTTCAGTTACATTAACTTCTCTTTTTGTAACCAAATAAGCTGTTACCCTATGAATGGGTAAAGCTTCCATTATCAAATCCTTTATATTACGAGGCATACCAATAAATATTAGGGGGAGTCAGAAAGACTCCCCTATATTTTATCCATCACAACTTAAACATTCAGACGTTCTTGAACCAAGATCTCCTTTAATTACAGAGTCTGTACGGAGGTAGTAAAGTGTTTTTACTCCCAATTTCCAAGCTTCAATGTGGCACTGGTTGATCCATTTTGGTGAGTCAGTTGGGTCAAATGAAAGATTGAGTGATTGGGTTTGGTCAATATACTTTTGTCTGATTGCCGCCTGGCGAACCAATTCAAGCTGATTTACTTCGCTGAATGTAAGGAAAATTTCCTTCTCGTTTTCGGTAAGCACATCAGTTGGCAAGTTTTGTACTGAACCATTGTCTGCAAGAATTTGGTCCCAAACAGCATCTGTATTTTTACCTTTTTCTTCAAGCAAAGCCTCTAATGTAGCATTCTTTACAATAAAGGTACCTTTAGCTCCATTGAAGGTATAAATGTTTGCTGGGATTGGTTCAATTCCGGCTGAGCATCCATTTAAGCGTGAGTTGGATACTGTAGGTGCAATTGCGAGCAGGTGGGTATTTCTCATACCTGTGCCTTTACACCAAATAGGTTCACCATACTCTACAGCCAATTGGCGGGAAGTAGCCTCAGCTTTCTGCCTGATTGAACTAAATATGGTATGCGTCCAAGCTGTGGATGAAATTGAGTTAAACGGCAAATTCTTTTGTTGTAGGAATGTGTGCCACCCCATTACTCCCAAACCAAGTGCTCTACCTTTTTTGGCGTGTCTCCAAGTGCGGATAAGGGATTCTTTACCAGCACTCTTGTCAATGAATTCTTGCATTACACCATCCAAGAAACGGATTGCTATTTCTACAACATCTGTGTCTTTCCACTCATCATATTTAGCTAAGTTAAGGGAGGACAAGCAGCAAATAAATGAGTGTTCCTCGTCTGTGTGGAGTGTGATTTCAGTACAAATGTTAGTCATACTCACATCAAGGTTATTCATAGCGTATGCTAGTGGATTGTCTTTGTTAACATTGTCCTTAAACATGATGTATGGTTCGCCTGTTTCAACTCTTGTTTTGAGTATTTCAAGCCACAAAGACATTGCCTCGCTGTCTCTATCTTGCAAACGACGCATAAAAGTATCGTCTACAACCACACATTGGTGAAGATTAAGGCATTGTCTGTTTGGGTCACCCTTGGGTCTACGAATTTGCATAAATTCTTTGATGTCAAGGTGATTGATATCCAAATTTACAGAAGCAGCTCCACGGCGAACTGAACCTTGGTTGGTAGCAATGATTGCTGAGTCATATATTTTACACCAAGGCACTACACCTTCTGATTTACCATTTCCAGTAATTGAAGTTCCTCTAGGTCTGATTCTGGAAACACTAATTCCTACTCCACCTCCTAGGGCGGTTAATTTCATTAATTCTGCGTTTGTGAGTCCAATTCCCCTAATACTATCAGGAGTATCCACGCCAAAGCAACTAATAGGTAGCCCGCGGTCAGTCCCTGTGTTAGAGAGGACAGGGCTAGCCAATCCGATCCATCCATTCCAAATATATTTAAAAAACTTAT